CGAACCGATGTCTTCGACCTGACACTCAGTACAAGTGGACTCCAGAGGAGCTAAAGCTCCGAAGGGATGGTTCAAGGCTTCAGCGGCCTTGTGTCCTAGAGGGTAAGGGATTTATTCCCTTACAGATAAGCCCCGATTCGTCGTGATGACGTTTTCGGCGGTCAATAACTCTCCGAGTTTCAAGGGCATGACAGTCTCTGACTGTTATGCACTGGACGCTCTGTCCTCTTTTAGCGGCTTTGCCGCTGTTTCGCAACTAACGCATTTGAAAGGAATCCCATGCGTGACCACCTCATGACTCTCGGCAAAGCCGAAATTATCTGGATTTTCCGTCGCATCAACGGCGGTACAGCCGGTTTCAATTTTGACCCAATTCAGAAACCTGAATTGATCGACCGTCTCTTCATGACATACACCGAAGAACAGATTCAGTCTGCCATTTCCAATGGCTTCCCCAGCAACCTAACCCCTAAAGGGGTTGAAATCAGCGACGAAGGAAACCCTGTGCCACCTCTCCCCAAGCCTTCGGCTCCCGCCGCTCCCGCTGTCCCCGCCGCTGTCAAGCCTGATGCAAACGCCGCTTTAGCGGCTCTTCAAGCCCTGCTGTCTCCGACAGTTGACGAGGAAACTGTCCGACAGATCGTCATGACAGAGGTCAAGAAAGCGATGGACGATAGTCCAATCGTCAAAATCGAGGTCGTCCGACCTGACGGTTCAGCCCACAAAGTGGAGGGTCACACTCGACCTGAATTCAAGGACGTGTTGCTTTCAGCATCTTGCGGCTTGAATATCCTACTCGTAGGCCCCGCCGGTTCAGGCAAAACTCACTTGGCTCACCAAGTGGCAGAGGCTTTGGGTCGTCCCTTTGCCTCGGTCTCTTGTACCGCCGGAATGTCAGAGTCAGCCCTTCAGGGCTGGTTGATTCCCGGTGACGGTGGGGCTTTCCAGTATCTGTCCTCTGACTTCGTCAGAATGTACGAAGAAGGTGGTGTGTTTCTGTTCGATGAGATCGACGCCGCCGACAGCAATACATTGCTGTTTGTCAATCAAGCATTGGCTAACGGCTCGTTTTTCCTCCCCATTCGTAAGAATGCCTCGGTGGTGAAACGTCACCCTGATTTTGTTTGTATTGCCGCCGCCAATACCTTCGGTACTGGGTCAAACCAAACCTATGCTGGCCGTGAACGACTCGACGAAGCAACACTCGACCGCTTCCGTGCCGGAACCATAGTCCTTGACTATGACCAGACTTTTGAACGAAAAGTCGTCGCTCCCGACCTGCTGGCTTGGGGCTGGGCTGTTCGTAAACGAATCACTGAGGCACGTCTGAACCGTGTCATGTCAACTCGATTCCTGCTCGATGCAACGAAGTTGCTGAAAGCTGGCAAATCTGTCAAGGCAATCCAAGATACCTACTTCGTAGGTTGGAAAGCTGACGAACGTAGCAAAGTGGAGGTTTGAATGATCTACGATCACAAAGGTACTTTGACCACAATTCTGTGGGACAGTGTGAACGAGCCGGAGGCTCTTCTCAAGGGTGACTGGAAGGTGGATGGCAATAAGCCATCCGCCGAGGAACACTGGAAGCGCAAATCCGACCGCGACTGGCTCGGTGTTTCAACTGTCGCAGAGCTTCGCTCTGTCTTACAGAAAGGATACCCTGCTGGTGTCGCCAAGCTGGAACAAATCACCGTAGGTGATCTTCCCGCTCCCCAAGACATTCGCCGCCGCCGTGTCCGCTCCGATCAAGGCGACGAGCTGGACATGCAAGCCGTCTACCGTGGGGACATCAGCAGGGCTTGGTCTAGAACCAAGCGCCAAAGCCGAACATCTGTCCGATCTGTTTCGATTGTGATCGACCTCTGCGGCAATGCCAACATCACCTCCGACCAACTCTTTTGGAGAGGCGCGGCTGGTCTCCGACTGGCGAACGAGCTTACCAATGCTGGCTACTCCGTAGCCATCTACGGTGCGGCTGGTGCTGTCGATATCGACTCGAATTGCAGTGAGCGACTGGCTCAGTTTGTCGAAATCAAGGCCGAAGATGCCCCGATGGACATGGACAGATTGGCATCCCTGACCTGCCTCGCTGGGTTCTTTAGAACCTCGCTGTTCACCGGAATCATTTGGGCGGCTGACAAGGTGGGTAAGCGTGTTAGCTACGGTCTCGGACGGTCTACCAACGAAGTCCTTGCCGAAGGCATCAAGGCTCTGCCCATTCCCCAAGAGGCAATCATCCAGCCCTCTACGGTGAAGAACAAATCCTCTGCTGAAGCATGGTTGAAATCTGTCCTCGAACAGATCGCCAACCCGATTCTGCAAGCCGCCTGACAGGGTGGCAGGGGAAGCCCTGCCCCTCTGCCTGTCCATTCAATGAGTGGATAGACAGAGGCATCCCGCCTCGCATCGAAAGGACTCACATGAAATTCAACATCGAACAAGTTCGACAACTCGAACAGACGATGGACTCTCTTTGCAACGCCGCCTATGCACTGTGCGACAACGAAAAGATGCGGAAGGTCAACGACCTTCGTTATCTGGTGGCTGAGATGCGACTGCTGGCAAGCAATCCAAGAAACACCGAAGCAATCAACAGATTCACTGACCTGTTCACCAACTGAAAGGAAAACCCATGCGACTCACAGAAACCCTCCGCACTGCCTTTGTTCGTGCCGCTCTTCAAGATGTGCCGAACGACCATAAGACTCTCGAAGCCGAAGCCCACAAGCTGGTGATTCAAGACTCAATAGATCAGTTGCCTAAGCAACTCGTCTTTGCTACTGCCGACCCGAAGCTGTCTGTCTGTTTGAACAGAACAAACCACTGGTTTCGTAACTCGCCATTCAGTAGCGTCTTTGTATTTGCCCCTGAGAGAACCGACTACATCATGAGCGAGAAGACTGCGAAGAAAGTAGCAGAGCTTTCAGAGAAAGCAAGGGTAACGCGACAAACAATCCAAGACCTGCAAGAGAAGCTGGAATCTGTCGCCAAGTCATGCAACACCCGCAAACAATTAGCGGAGCTACTGCCTGAGTTTGAGAAGTACCTTCCCGCTGATACTCCTGCCGCCAGTCGTGCTGTTCCTGCCATCGCAAATCTGGTGACCGAATTCACCAAGGCTGGCTGGCCTAAAGCCAAGGCCAAGGCATGACCAACCACACAAGCAGAGGGGTTCGCCCCTCTTTATATGCGGATGATGGCTTTGGCAATCTGACCCGCATCAACTTCGACCAACTGGTGACCCGCATGGTGACTGGATGGCGCGAGCTTTGAACGCAACTCACGAAAGGAAAAGACATGAGTGCATTTTTTAGTTGGGATACAGAGCCAGTGAAGCTGGCCTTGCTGGATGAGATCAGCCGTAGGGGTTACCCACATTCCAATGTGCGAGACCCACACAGCGACGAAGAATCCGAGTGGCTGATGCTAAGCATCAAGCTGGATGGCTACGGTGACCAAGAATACTACACCGACACATGGGACAGCGCGGTCTGGAAAGAAGAACAGATGGACGGTTCTGTCTTGTACCGCATCACGGCCTACCCCATGTATGACATGGGTGGTGAGTACGAGGGGCATTACTCATCATGGATAACGCTTCACACAGAAACCATTCTCGAAGCAACGGAGGATGTATGAATACACACTTCATGGCAATCGGTGTTGATGAGTGGGGTAATGTGTGGGAATATAAATTCCCAAGCATTACTGATGCGTCCATGTTCATTGATGCAGTGGGCGAATCGCAAGGATGCACATGGCACATCAAAAAGGTGACAGATTCTGTTTGGTCTGTCGATGAAGCGGTTGAACATTTCACACAGTAAAGGAATCATCATGCGAATGAACATCATGTTTGGTCTCGACCACATCGAGGCGACAGAACAGAACAACGAAACCCAACGACTGCTGGCTGAGTTAAGCAAGCAAATCTACACCGAGTCGCGACAGCTTAAAGCTGGGGATGTGTTCATCCTCCGCGACATTAACGGCAACCGTGTCGGTGTGGCCGACGTGTTTGCCAGCTAACCATGTGGCTCAACCCACATGAGCTAGTGGGCAGGGCAGTGCTGGTGCTGGCGATGACTGGCATCAGCGTTGACGTGCTCATCCCACAAACTCCACCGCAACTCACGGCTCAACAGATTCAACAGATCGGCAAGGATCGAAGCAAGGCCAAGGCACAGGCAAAGATCGAAGAGCGACGACAGCGTAAGTTACTTAAACAACAAAGGAAAAAGCATGACAGTACAAAAAACAATTCAACTGGCGACAGTGCAAGGTGTGACCGCAATGATCGAAAAGGTTGCCGACCTAGCTATCAGAAACAAAACCCAATCACCCGAGGGAATGATGCAAGCAATGGATGCCGTGTGCAATCTGTTGGATGCAAAGGGTGACAAGAAGGTGCAAGCCGTGGTCGCGAAGGTTCGGCTGGCTTGCGGCATTACAAAGGAGAAGTCAAATGAAACCATCGCCTAAGCGGAAGATCACAATCGACGCAGACTATGCACCGCCTGACAAGCACACACCTGAAGACGATCTGTCTCAGCGTCTGTTCGCTCCACCACCACTCAATCCGCCGCCAATCGACTGGACAAACCTAGCAATCGGTGTGACCTACGTCACGCTGGCTGTTGCCGCTTTCGTTTTATTCACCACGCACTGAAAGGAAAATCATGCGCTCATTTCTCATCGACCCATTCAAGCAAGAGATCACCGAGGTTGCCTACTCCGGTGACATCAAACAGATTTACCAACTCACAGACTGCGAGACGTTCGACTGTGTTCGCATCAACAAGCATGGCGACGGAATTTTTGTGGATGACGAGGGTCTGTTCGCAGAGGACGCTCGGTTCTTTCTTCACAGCGACTACCCCAACCCGCTGGCTGGCAAGGGCATGGTGATCGGTTGCGACATGACCAATGGCGAGTCTGCCTCTGCACATACCACGCTGGACGAACTGCTGGCAAAGGTGAAATGGGTATTCCCCATTCGAGTAAACGGAGAGATCGTATGGATAGATGCTTAAACAACTTCAAAGGAACAGACATGAACTACGAAACACACAACAAGACCGCCATTTCAACTGAAGGCTCATCACTTCGCGGCGAGGTAATTGCCACATACAAAGAGCTAACAGATTTGTTTGGCGCTCCGACATCCGGCGATGGGAATAAGGTGGAGGCACGCTGGGCTGTTAAATTCTCTGACGGCACAGTGGCGACTGTCTATAACTGGAAAGATGGCAAGTCATACCTTGGCGAGCAGGGCAAGGAGGTCAAGGACATTACCGAATGGCACATCGGAGGCTACGGCCCAAGCGCACCCATACTGGTGCAACTCACGCTGGAATTGATGCGTGAGGCAAAGCCAAAGCACAAGATGGAGGAGGCATTCTCTTCTGCCTTCGACATGATGGACAGCATCAAGTCAACCAAGGGCGAGCACTACGCCAGTCTGGTGCAGGTTGCCATGCTCACGATAAAGCGTAGGGAAATCATTGAACTGCTCTCGCACATGCTTCAAGAAACATCAGGGATGCCTGAGTCTGTCCGAGACATGATCTTGGAGGCAGACACACAGATGGCTGTGAAGACTATCTCTGCCGCCTGTGAAGCATCCAAGTTTGAATTCACTGCACAAGAGCCAGCAGATGAACTCATGGGGTGGGCAGAGCGCATGATTAAGGCAGAGATTGGTGGGGTCAAGGAACTGCTCAAGGATAAAAAGAAATGATCGACGTTCAGATTGATCGGGGTCACGTCTCGTTGACTGTTGCCGCCAATCTGTTGGGAGTCTCGCGTCAGCGTGTGCATCAGCTTCTCAAGGCTGGTCGCATCGCTGATGCGTTCCTCATGGACTGCGGGGATGGTCGGGAAATCTGGTGCATACCACGCAACTCACTGCACAAAAAGGAAAAGAAATGTACGACGCAATCGGTGTGATATTCCTTCTGTTTATTGGCGGCGTGTCTGTCGTCGTCATCGGCGCACTGGCTATATGGATAGCGGACACAACCTACCGGCGAAGGATCAGGAATGACAAACAGTCTCAACAGAAAACGACAGATTAAAGGAGTGAACATGAACTTTGGCAACCAAGGAAAGCTGGCGGATTCTTTGTTAAAAGAAATCATGGAGGTCATCTACAAGTATGACGAGTCCATGTACATGGTGTCTGTGCTCGGTGTTCTGCGTTTGGCTGAGGCGCAACTGATCGAAGATCACAGTGAGTCCGAAGATGATTAAGCCGCCCAGCAACAAGGGCAAGAAGATCATCAAGATCAATGCCATATCCCAAGCGCAACTCATCAAAGCCATGCTGGATGGGGTTTACACCTGCATGGAACTGGCAGAGGTGACGGGTCTGCACTATGTGACTGTCCTCCAGTACACCCGTGAACTTCATGCGGCTGGTGCGGCACACATCTGTATGTGGGAGAAGGATATCTACGGTCGGGACGCTATCAAGGTTTACAAGATAGGCGAAGGCAAGGATGCCAAGCGACAGAAACTGTCAGCGGCACAGCGTCAGGCTCGCAGTAGATCAAAGAGAAACAACATTGAAATGAATCAAAGGATGGCAGCATGATTGAAGATATGAAACAGTGGCTTGAGGCGTTGGAGAAATCCCTGCCAAGACTTGCCCCTTATGGTGAGCAGGATTGGCTTGACAGCAAAGCCGCCATCACATCCCTGCGCCAAGCCATCAGAGAACACGCCATGTATGAAGTGCAGAGGTTGGGTCAAGAGATTGAGCAACCAAAAGTGCGTACAGGTGACTGCTTGCTGGTAGGTGTGTGTGCCTCAGAGGGTCACAAGATTGCACCACAGCGCACATGGGTAGGGCTTACGGATGATGAGATCATTGATGTTATTTATCCGCTGGTTATGGCTGATATGCCGGACGACGCGACTGACTACGAGATTGCTAGAGCTATCGAAGCCAAACTAAAGGAGAAGAACACATGACAGACAGCCCCTGCATAGCCGTGTGTACTACCCTGTATGACGAGGTGTGCAAGGGGTGTGGTCGTACATACATCGAGGTCGCACAATGGAACGGCATGACAGAAGAACAGAAGCAAGCCATTTGGAATCGAATAGATTCAGAGGCGACTGCTTGGCGATACAACATCTACAAAGACAGAGTAAAGGATGACAGATGAATGAACTGGTCGAACGGCTAAAGGTTGAAGGTGGGTATATGGACGTGAAGGTTCTGCCCGATGGTTCTATTGCCGCGCTAGGTGATCTGCTCTACACCAGAGCAATCCATCTGGGGTGTCATGAGTACGGATGGCAACGGAGGTTCTGTTTCTCGGACAGGTCACTGGCTGACAGGTGCTACGCTGAACTGCAATCAGAAGACGAAGAGCCGTCAGGCTACATAGCAAGGAGAGGAAGATGAATGAACTGACCTTCGCAGAATTCTGCGAACTGCCCATGCTGTACACGCTGGGGATGAGCTTCGATACTCACGCCCAGCGCATGTACCGCAACGACAAACATGGATTACAGAAGGAGGTGTTTACCGAGAGGAACATTCAAATGGATAGCTGGGGTGCGGGTTCTGTCTATTACTTTTTGGACGGAGACCCAAGGCAATTCGATACCATCGACCAAGTTTATGTCGCATACATGGAGAAGGTGTGCGGCGTGAAGGAAGTTTCTTGAATCAGATCGAACAGATCAGGACGTTCTTCGGTAGACTTCGCGGCGAACACGCCGAGCGAAGAACGGAGGTAACGGAGTCAGTGGCATGGAGATGCACAGCGTGTGGTCTCGTCATGCTGAACTATCGACAAAGCAAACAACATCAATGCAAAGGAAATGAAAATGGAAGAGAAATACCTAGTCAAAAAGAATAGCTTGCAACACAAGATTCTTGCCTGTCTCGCATTCAATGGGACGATGGCGGCATCACAGATCAAAGCATCAATCTCTACTGGTGACTCTGTTACCAAGGTTGAGGACGCTCTGCACAATCAGCTTCTTCACGCTGGTCTGGTCATGCGCCATGAGATGACGTGGACTCTGACCAATGCTGGCCTAGACATAAAGATCATGCTCGGCGGGCTGGATGACGTGAAGCCTCTGCGTAGAGGCACTGTGCAAGCAAGACAGAATGATCTGTTTGCAAGGGGCAATAACGTCGGGGCAGAATTGAAAGATACCTGCATGAGGAGGGGTGCTTATGATGCCTTCAATCTGCCATCACTCAGTTTCACCGGACGCACTTACAGAAAGGAAGCAATCGTATGACAAGCAAAGAAGAGAACCTACAACTTCGCATTGACAAACTCTGCGAAGAGTTCCGCGCCTCACGCGACATGACTATGGTCATGATGTCCCGCGATGAGTATCAGCAACTCATCCGAACAGTCATCACTCGATCTGTTCAGGCTGGGTGGGAGGAGGGCATGGAGGATGCAAAATACTGCAAGCCAGTATCACGCACCTAATCTAAAGTCTCCGTCCACAAACATTCGGATGTGCAATCTTTCAATGGCTCGCAACTGCAACGGCATCCACGCACGAAGGACTGCGTTACGCCAGTTGCAGACTTGCCTGTAACTCACACCCCTCTCCTCTGCAATCTTCCTGATGCTTGGGCGCTTGGTCGCCCAGTGCATTAGGATGATCTGCAACTCACGGTTGCTTGGCACTGTCCCCTTTACATTGGGCATCAGATATTCAGCAAGACTGCGGACTGCATCCGTTCTCGCCTTGCCCCTGCCATACATAGACAGCACCGAATCCCTCTCCATCGGCAACAGCCTACCAATCATCGAATGAATCATGGCCGCCTGTGCATGAAGATCTGTCGGGGATAGATCGTCAAGGCTCGTCCCTCGCGTACCCGTCAGGTCTGTCCGGCTGTACTCCTCGCGCTCACTCACGTTGAACGAGAACTTGATCGCCTGTTCGACAGAGTAAAACTTCATATCCAATCCTTGTCTTCTGTTATCTCCACCCGGAGTCCGCCATTGGCTACCGGGACACCCAGCTTAATGGACAGAAACGTGATCTGTCTGTCGTTCTCATACGAAATACCTTGCAGCGCATCAAGCACAACCTTCTGTGCGTTATCTATATCTATGCGCCTCACGCCCAATCCCCAAAGTCTGTCTTTCTTCTCTCGCTTCTCTGCATCCTGCGGCCTCGGCGGGTGCAGTGTCATCATCACCATCACCGGCGTTGTGTGCATCTTCGCGTGACTCGCCTTCGCTATCCAGCCCACCTCATCCTTGTACGCATTGGCCGCGCTACTCCTGACCATGCGCCCACGGAAGTTGCGCCAGTAGACATTGGTGCTGATCGGATAAGGCAACATCATGTGCCGCCCTCCTTCTTCGGTCGCCCAACGTGTCTGGCTCTACGAACTGCGACCGTCTCAATAATCTTAGACAGAATATCTGGGCTTGGTAGGGAGACCACCGCGCCTGACATCCCCATCACCGCCTTCTCCCATCTCTGCACTCGGCTCTGGTTGCTCATGTCCAGCAGAGGAACGCCAATCAGTGTGCCGCTACTCTCGGATTTAATGAAGACAGTTTCTGGGTGCTGACACTTCCCGGCAGCAATCTGTTCGTCCCGGTACTTCGGCGTGCAGTCTTTGCAGTGCTCAACAGTTACGCCGTCCCGTCTGTCTGGTGCGCTGCAAAAGATATAGGCGACGACGTACTGCGTCCACTTCTGTTGGCTCTCGTAGCACGTCGGCTTCTCTCGCGCAGCCGCCCCGCCAGTAACGTATTTGTCGAACGCCTGAACTACGAAGTCAGGCTCATGCGTCGGGCAATAGCCAAACAATCCAGCCGCGCTCCCGCACCCATCACCCAAACACCTGCCTCTCTTATTTTCCAAGGACGAGCACTCCTTCGCGGATGGCCTGCAACAAAGTCAAGCAGGCGTGCTCCAACTGTGATCCGTTCTGTTCTTCCCATGCAGTCACGTCATGGTGCAAGATGTCATGGCACGTCCGACAGATTGGAATCACCCACCAGTCGGGGACTTTCGTACCCATACCCTTAAACCCAGCACCGTGCGGATGATGCGGGTCGTCTGCTGGTGCATTGCAACTCACGCATCGAAGCTGCTTCACCCATCGGGTGTACGCCTGACACTCCATGCGCTCAACGTACCCGTTGGACAGAGCCTGCTTGAACGACAGATACGGCGGGATGACTTTCATGCTGGCCGGATGTCCAGTGGGTCTACTGCGGGTTCGCCCTGCTCGAACTCAATCAGCATATCAAGGTAGTGGCGAGCCTTCTTCAAGTCCTCGATGCCGCCCTTCGATCTCCAGCGGGAGATGTACTTAATGGCATTCCCCTCCATGAAGCCGATGTTGTTCTTCATGATGAACTCGATGGGCTGAATAGCCATCTCTTTGTAGTGGCTGCCGCCAACCTGAATGTCAAGACTGCTCATTGTCGAGATCCCTGTTGATTCTGTTTCTTTTGTATGCGTGAATTTTTTCGTCAGACCTGGAACTGATGCCAAGGATTGTTCCGTGGTACGGGTTCTGTCTTTGCAACTTAACGACTGCGATGCTGGTGTTCAGGCTGATCTTCGCGTTGTGCTTTATGCGTTTGAAGGGGTCGCCGCCACTCTTGGCGTGTTCCTCGTCAGTGAACTGCTTCCAGTTGAATGCGTTAACTGTCATGCCCCATATCCCTTTCGCTCAATCCTCTCGTTAGCCTGAGTGGTCTGCCACACCGCAACTCCCAACTTCAGGATCTCCATCTCCCACTTCAGCTTCTCCGAATTCTCTGTCGCCGTTCTCAGATCCAACAGATTCTGAAGATATCTGGCATCTGCTCTGGCCTCTCTGTCCTGCGCGGCAGCAGTCTTGAATCCAAGCACTTCGTATTCTTTCATGAGGATGGCAAGCAGAGACTCCCTATATTTTTCAAGGTAGTTCTTCTGCGCCTGAGCCTCAGAGAAGAGTCCGGCCTTGTCTCGCATCTCAGCGAGTCTTGCTTCTGCCTTTTCGTACATTGATTACCTCCTTTGCTGGTTTGAAGTCTGGTGGGATTACCCAAAAACTTTTCGGCTCAGACTTCTTTCCGATCTCTTTGCCTGTTGCTAGATCTTTTGCCCAGATCAACTTCGATCCGGGGAACTTCGCGTTGATCTCATCCATGAGCTTCGCAACTTCTGGCATGGCCTCTCTGTTTTTCCTGCGCTGCTCAGCAAGAATCTGTTCTTTGATATCTGCTTCGTCTTTCATTTTCCAAATGTCTCCTGCATTTTTTTAAGAGCAGACTGTATGGCTGCATCCTTGGTTGTCTTTAATCCCTCGATCTCTTTGCACAGACGCTCAAGTTCCGATCCAGACTTCGGCACTCCGAAGTCCATCACATACCTAGAGGCTTGCGCCAGTGCCATCCTCCTGATCTCGTCCACCTTGATCGCGGTGGACTTGGTTCTGCTCATCTCCAAATCAAAAGACAGTTGCTTCACTGCGTCTTTGTATGTGCGAAGCTCTGCTTCCAGATTTGCTATTCGAGACTCTGGTCGAGATGTTAGTTTCTTGGTCATGCCTTTGATCGCATCAACAATGGCTTCCTCTGGACTCCAATGCGTCATCAGCTCGAAGCTGGAAAAGCTCATTGAGATTTTTTCTGTTCCAGTATGTGCATGGATATACGTTATGTCAGTACTGGTGTCGCGCTCTATGCGAACTTCAACGTGCTGCTTTTTCGCCTCATGAATCGCCAAGTGAATTAAGTCTTCCGGCATCTTGCTCACATCGCCACCTCTTCTGGTTTCATGTACCGCTCGTAGTTGTAGATCATGGGCTGTTCTGCGTACTGTGAATACGAACAGGCTCCGGGTAGATAGAACAATCCAACCTTACCCTCCCAGTCTCCATGTCTGTTCTTGTCGCAAACCATGATCGCATCTGGCATCGCTTCGTCAACTTCTTTTCCGGCCTGCTTTGCCTGCTCCTTGCGTTTGTTGCGCCAGACAGTGAAGCATTGATCTACCTGATCGACGATAGCTCCGCTACCCTTCGCGTCCATCTTGCCGGGTATCTGCATCTCATCGCCCAGCTTACGGCTGTGGTGAATGATGTGAACGTGGACGTTGAAGTCTTGAGCAAAGGCGCAGACTGCATCGACGAATGACTTCTGTCCGTTGTAGTCATCCTCGCCCTTCACTACCTTCATCAGTGAGTCAACCACAAAATGCTGGATGCCCAGCTTCTTCGCGGCGTAGCGCATGATCGACAGCATGTGGTTCGGGTCTGTCTGTCCCATCTTGTCGTACAGCCACAACCTGCCAGTGGCGTGACTGAGAACGCCATCAACGAATCTAGCTGTTGGGTGTGGCGCGGCGGCGGCTTGCTTGCACATGCGAGCGAGCGTCGCCCGTGGCTTCATCTCAAAGCTGGCAATGCAAACCTTCTGGTTCTGGTGAAGGAAGCCGAGCATGACGTGACTGGTCAAAAGAGACTTGCCGTGTCCATTGATTCCCATCCACAGGCTGACCTCGCCCGGACGGAAGCGGATGTGGTCAAACGTCTTTGGCCAAGGCAAGGTCGCGCCAGTGACCATCTCCTCGCCAGACAACAGTGCGATGGTCTCATCGCGGTATGCCTTGGGTGCAACGATCTTGTCCTTGTCGTGCGGCTCGCTCGCATACTCGGCAAAGTCAATCGTGTCTTCGGAAAAAATCATGTCGTTCATACTGGGCTTTCAATAGAAGTGAAGAATGGCAGTTCGTAGTGATACAGGTTTCTGTATTTGATTTCCTCTGGATGCGTGGGCAAGTCCAGATCAGGGTCGCCCAGAATCTCTGGGGTGTGGGTCATGTGTGCGCCAGCCTTGAGACTGGTGTTCCACAGGTAGAGTGAGCCATGAAAGCCGTCGCTCTTATCCTGATCGCCGACAGATTTGTGCTTGGCGATCTCCAATGCAATAGCCTTAACACGATCCTTGTGGCATGTGCTGTCGTAGACCAGACAGATCTGGAGATCCATCGCCCACCGCCAGTCGTAGTTCTTTGGGTGAACGTCCGCACTTGGGAAGATCTGCCATGTGCCTTCGGTCAGGTCGCCAATGAGGGAGACCAAGACCATCTCATTCGGCTTGAACTTCATCATCCGCAAGTCCCACAACTTCTCTGTGTCTCCACTGGGTAGCGGCTTCATAACCAACCTCCAGCAACGGGTGAGCTTTCCATCTCAGACTCGTCTTCCCATCTGCGCTGGTTCAGCCATGTGCTTGGGAAGGGGACAAACTGGCCGTTGTCTTTCAGCCAGTCGGTTGACTGCTTCGACCGGTTGACTGCGGCAAGCATCCGCTCAAGGGTCTCGTCATCAGGGGCAATCTTCGTGAACGACTTCAATGCCTCGGCCTTCGCTGTCTTGCGCGGGTAGGATGACCAAAACTTTTCAAACCCATCGACAGGAATAGGTTTACTGGTTCTCTGGTTCTTTGGTTTACTGGTTGCATCCTGAAACGGTTCTGATTTCAGTTCTGATTTCAGTTCTGATTTCAGAGTTTTCTTTTCAACCTTGGCCTTGTTTGCTCGTCTGGCTGAGTCAGCCTTACCGTGGTACTTGGTGATCTCAAAGTCACAACGCTGGTTTGTCCAGCCCGAGTCATCCAGTTGGAAGAACTCATTGAGGACGGCCGTCACCTCTGCCACGTTCTCGGGCATGGCAATCAGTCGAGCCGCCCGAGTTGGGTCGGCAGGGAGTGGCTGCTCTTCGGTGTAGTAGGTGTCGATCAGTCTGCGATAGGCCAGATCTTCAAGCAAGGTCAGATGCCTTGTCTTGGTGAGGTAATCTCGAATGTGGAATTGATACGAAAACATGGAGTCCTTTCTCGCCTTTCTTTTGAAACCCCGAAGGGGCAGGGAACACTGGTCGAAAGGAAGAAACTACCAGTGCTTTCAGTGATCGGAGCGACCAACCACCTACCCTGCGGAGTGGAGTGTCGTCGATCTAAAAATTAAATGCAACTGATACCATAGTGGTTTAGTTGGTCTTTGTTGGTATTTGGTGGACTTGACTATATAATCAAACAAAAAAGTGGATGAATCCACAAAACATCGCTATCATATTCTTGTCACTGCATCAACAAAGGAAGCCACATGACCGATCAAGCAACTCAAAAACCAGACGACTTCATGCGTGTCTGGAACTCCACATGTACCACCGACCCACGCCATGTCAAAGGGTTCAGCCGTGGCGGTGGATTCTCCGGCACAGCCATCAACCACACCTACCAAATCCGCAAGGCCACAGAAATGTGGGGGCCAATGGGTGGCCTCTGGTCTGTCTGCATCATCGAGCAAGGCCTCTTTCCCGGCACTCCCATTGTGGTCGAGGACTTGGAAGAGGAGTGGTCGTTCGTTGACGGCCAGCGCATCCTGATCAAGTCGTCCACCAAAAAGCAGATGGTGGCGCAGGAGTCCATCCACTTTGTCCGCATTGCCCTCAGCTTTCCCCGCTTCGCAAAGAACGACAACGGCGATGATGTCCACATCGGCAACGGCACGGTCGAGCACTTCGGCCAGACCACCTTCGTGGGCAAGAACAAGAACGGCTACTTCACGGACGAGGAAGCGCCAAAGAAATCCCTGACCGATGCCATCGGCAAGGCACTGTCCATGCTGGGCTTCTCGGCCGACATCTACCTTGGACTGTTTGACGACAACAAGTATGTCAATGATCGTAAGGCAGAGGCAGCCAAGGCTGGCGCGGCCAAGCCAGAGATCAAGGCCAAGATGACTGCCGATGAGGTCGAGGCACTGAAGCGCCGCCTGTCTGAGTGCAAGTCTGTGGACACCCTGCGCGGACAGTTCGCCTTGTTGACAGATGAAGAGAAGGCTGTGACCGAGGAGTTCTGCAAGGCGCTCGCCAAAGGTCTGGAATGAATCCAAACCAAAAGACAGAGCAATGGCACAAGGACAGGGAGGGGAAGCTGACGGCTTCCGCTTTCGGTCAAGCCGCTGGCCTCGGCCCGGGTTCGCGCCAGCAACTATGGCGGAGGATGATGGGTTTGGAGGAGCCGTTCGTTGGCAACACAGCAACAGATTGGGGTGAACAGAATGAGGCTGCGGCGATTGAGGAATACCGTAATCGGCATCTGGAATCGGGTGATACCCTCGATCTGGTGGGGTTCGTACCGCATCCGACGATGGCTTGGCTTGGTGGTTCACCCGATTTTCTTGTTGGGAGTACGGGGTATGGCGAGGTCAAGTGCCCGTACTCTCAAACCCTCTACCCCGGAATTCCACCGTACTACATGGCGCAGATTCAGGGCGGGATGCAAATCACGGGACGAACGTACTGCGACTTCGTGGTATGGACGCCGGATGTAATGTCTGTCACACGAGTGGACAGATCGACAGAGTATTGGGACTGGCTGCACCTGCGGCTGGCTGACTTTTGGTGTTGGGTGGTAGCCCAAGTAGAGCCACCAAGAGAAAAGAAATCCCAACCACCAAAGCTCGAAATCAATGCAGCAACTCTTTATAAATTGAAGGATTAAAAATGGCTAACTTAACTGGTGTATTTCGTATCGGACGCAACGCAGAAATTCGTCACACAGCAGGAGGCGACAGTGTTGCCAATCTGTCTCTGGCCTACAACTATGGCAAGAAGGGTGCGGACGGCAGCCGACCATCACAGTGGGTGGATGGCAGTCTGTGGGGAAAACGTGCCGATGCTCTGGCCGAGTATCTGGTGAAGGGCCAACAGATCTTTGCGGTCATCAATGACATCCACGTCGAAGAGTACAAGAAGAACGATGGCTCTACTGGTATCAAACTGACTGGCTCAATCGGTGAGATCGAGTTGGTTGGCGGCGAGACTGGCGGCGAGAGGACAGAGAAGCCAGCAGCCAAGCCTGAG